GGCTCGACAAGACCCGCTACGGCATCCGCGAGAACGACCAGCCCGGGAAGAAGGAACAGCAGGCCGAGAACGCCCGCACGGCGCATGAGGGAACGGCGTGGGACGGCCTCCTAAGAAGCGCCCAGGTCCAGTAGCCACCGCGCTCGGTTCCACGTGGAACACCGCCTGCCCGGACTGGCAGGACCGCATCCGCGAGCGCCGATCGCTGCTGCCGGCGCTGCCGCTCAATGCGAAGGAGGCCGACGACGCGGTGCGCATGTTCGGCATGCTGCGGCTGCCCGATGTGCCCGGCACGCCGCGGCTCGCCCAGGCCTGCGGGCAGTGGTTCCTCGATGCCGTACGCGCGCTGTTCGGCGCCTACGATCCCGAGACGGGCATTCGGCACATCAACGAGGTGTTCATCCTCCTGCCGAAAAAGCAAAGCAAAACGACGTATGGCGCCGCGCTGATGCTCACCGCGATGTTCATGTCGCGCCGGCCGCGCGCCGAGTTCCTGTTCGTCGCCCCGACGCAGGAGATCGCCGACCTCGCGTACAAGCAGGCCGTCGGCATGATCGAGCTCGACCCGGTGCTGCAGGCGAATTGCCACATCCAAGAGCACATCAAGCGAATCTCGCGCCGCGACACCGGAGCGTTCCTCAAGATCAAGTCTTTCGACCCGCGCGTGGTCACGGGCTCGAAGCCGGCCGGCGTGCTGCTCGACGAGACGCACGTCATCGCCGAGGCGCACGACGCCGACCGCGTCATCGGGCAACTGCGCGGCGGCCTGATCTCGCAGCCCGAGGGGTTCATCGTCCAGATCACCACGCAGGGCGAGCGCCCGCCGTCGGGGGTGTTCCTCGCCGAACTGCGCAAGGCACGCGCGGTGCGCGACGGCACGCTGGTCGCCCCGATCCTGCCGCTGCTGTACGAGTTCCCGCCGAAGATGGATTGGGAGAACCCGGAAAACTGGCCGCTCGTGATGCCGAACCTCGGTCGCAGCGTCACTCTGGATCGCCTCATCAATGAGTTTCGCGCCGCGAAGTCCGCCGGGCAGGAGGAGACGATCCGCTGGGCCTCGCAGCACCTGAACATCGAGGTTGGCGTCGCGATCCACGGCGACGCCTGGGCCGGTGCGCTGTACTGGGACCGGCAGGCCACCGAAGGCTTGACCCTCGACGACGTGCTGCAGCGCAGCGAAATCGTTGAGGTCGGCATAGACGGCGGCGGCATGGACGACATGCTCGGGCTCGCCGTGCTCGGGCGCGAGCGCGGCACCGGGCGCTGGCTGCTGTGGACGCACTGCTGGGTGCACCGCATCGCGTTCGAGCGTCGCAAGGTCGAGGCGCCGCGCCTCGCCGACTTCGTCGCTGACGGCACGCTGACGGTGATCGAGGACAGCGCCGCCCGGGACGACGCCCGGCAGGTCGCCGATCTGGTGGTGATGCAGGTCGACGCGACTGGCCTGCTCGACCGGGTCGGCGTCGACGCGGTGGGCATCGCCGACATCCGCGACGAGCTGGTCGCCCGCGGCTTCGAGGCCGAGCGCATCGTCGCCATCCCGCAGGGCTGGCGCCTGGCCGGCGCGATCCTGACCACCGAGCGCCGCCTTGCCGACGGGTCGATGCAGCACGGCGGGCAGCGAATGATGCAGTGGTGCGTCGGCAACGCCAAGATCGAGGTGCGCGGCAACGCGGTGCTGGTGACGAAGCAAGCCGCCGGCCGGGCGAAGATCGACCCGCTGTGCGCCACGTTCGATGCGGCCGCGCTCCTGTGCGACAACCCCGACCTCGGGGGCAGTGTGTATGATGCGATCGGCCGCGATCAGGCGCGCTTGGCAGCAGCGCCGCCCGCGGCTGTGGAGGTGACAGCAGCATGATTCGAGCGTGGCTCAGGAAACAACTTGTCTGGTGCACCGTTGAGCAAGCGTGCGGCGCACCGCTCTACTGGTATCAAAAGCTGTTCAGGCGGATCGGCTGGCCATGAGCATGTGGTCGCGCATCGTCAATCTGGCCGATCGGTGGTGGACGCCACGCGCGTCGAGTCACATCGTCATCAAGAGCAATGCCGGCGAGGTGGTGACGCCCGACATCGCGCTCAAGCAGGCCGTCGTGTGGGCCTGCGTGCGCTACCTCTCGCAGACCGTCGCACAACTGCCGTGGCGAACGCTGCTCGACACCGAATCGGGCGTCAAAGAAATGCGCGGCCTCGTCACGGCGCGCGCGCTGCGCCTGCGCCCGAATCCCGAGTGCTCGCCGTTCACGCTCAAGGAATGCCTCGTCGGGTGGGCCTGCACCTGGGGCAACGGCGTCGCCGAACTGGTGCGCAACCAGCGCGGCGAGGTAGTCGAAATCTGGCCGATCCACCCGCAGTACGTGACGCCCGAGCGCGACAAGTCGACCGGGGAACTACTCTACCGGGTGTGGTTCGAGCACGGCGGCTGGGTCTACCTGCGCGCGCAGGACGTGCTGCACATCCGCGGCTTCGGCGACGGCGCCTGGGGCCTGAACGTCATCGAGTATGCGGCGCAGTCGATCGGGTGGGCTCGCGCCACCGAGAATTTCGGCGCGACGTACTTCGGGCAGGGCACGGCGCCGAGCGGCGTGCTGACGACAGGGGTCAAGCTAACGCCGGCCGGCAAGGAAGCGCTCGAGCGCGAGCTCAAGGACAAGTTCTCCGGGGCCTCGAACGCGCACCGCACGATCATCATGGATTCGGAGAAGGCGACCTATGCGCGCCTGCAGGCCGATCCGCAGGTCGCGCAGCTGATCGAGACGCGGCAGCACCAAATCTCCGAAATCTGCCGATGGTTCGGCGTGCCGCCGCACAAGGTGATGGACCTGCTGCGCGCGACGTTCAGCAACATCGAGCATCAGAGCATCGAGGTCGTCGTCGACTCGATCACGCCGTGGTGCCTGCGGCTCGAAGAAGAAGCGAACTGGAAGCTGTTTGGCAACAACCGGCAGGGCGTTTACACCAAGCTCGACACGAAGGGCCTGCTGCGCGGGGACTTCAAGACCCGGCAGGAGGGCCTGCAGATCATGCGCCGCAACGGCGTCATCACCGCCGATCAGTGGGCGACGCTCGAAGACCAGCCGATGCCAGGGTCTGCAAATGGCGGGGACCTGTACATCGTCGAGAGCAACATGGTCAAGATGGAGGACGTCGGCGAACCGCCGGACGCGGCGGCCATTCCACGGGCCGGAAATCCGAGTTACGATACCGGGAATGAGGCCGACCCGGCCGACGAAAGCCCGGTCGACATCGCGCGCAGGCAGCGCGCCGAGCACGGGATCGAGGGTTTGCACTGATGAGCACAGCGAAGCACGGGCCGCAGCCGGATCACGAACCGAAGGCGGCCGCGACCGTTGCGCCTGAGCAACCGCCCCGCGACGCTGTGATCCTGACGCCAGCCGATCGTTGGACGATGGCCGAGGCGGCGCTCGACGGCAAGCCGGCGCTGTACCAAATCGAATTCCAGTGGAACGGCCAGCGCTGCGTCGCGTGGCGCGACATGGACGGCCTCGTGCAGATCGAGAACCGCGGGCACTGAGGCGATCATGGGTCAGGGCTACTCCATCCGCTCGAAGGGCAGCAAGGAAGCCCCCGAAATCCTGATTTACGAGGACATCGGCGAGGGCTGGTTCGGCGAGGGCATCACTTCGAAGGCCTTCGCGCTCGACCTCAAGGCGCTCGGGAACGTGCCCGCGATCGACGTGCGGATTAACTCCTACGGGGGAAGCGTCAACGACGGGCTCGCGATGTACAACGCGCTCGTGCGGCACGGCGCCAAGATCACAACGTACATCGACGGCGTGGCGGCATCGATCGCCAGCGTCATCGCGATGGCCGGCACCGAAATCGTGATCGCCGAGAACGCCTGGGTGATGATCCACGACGCGTGGGGCATCGCGATGGGCAACGCGTCCGAACTGCGCCGGCAGGCCGACCTGATGGACTCGATGTCCAACGCGACGGCCGACATCTACGTCGCGCGCACCAAGCAGACGCGCGAGAAGGTCCGCTCGATGATGATGGATGAAACGTGGCTGTCAGCCGCCGACGCGATCGACACCGGGTTCGCGACATCGGTCGCCGAAAACCTGCGCATCGCGGCGAGTGCCAAACCGCGGGCGATCTACGCATTCCGTCACCTGCCCGAAGCGCTGGGTGGCGATGCACCTGCACGATCCTCGGCGATGGACGACGAGGAGCGGGCAATCCGTTCACGGGTCTCAGAGGCGGCGACGCGCATGCAGCGGGCGAGGCTGCTGACCGACTTTCGCGCACGCGCCAATTC